AAAATCGTCCCAGGGGGCTCCCTCGAGCAAAGACTTGATTCGTGGAAGGGTTTCCAGAACAGTACCGTTCCGTGTGAACATCGTCACTTCGCCATTGTGTTTCACTGCAACACACCTGAGACCATCTAGCTTCGGTTCGACACGAACAGGATAGATGACCGGATCTTCGATGATGATACCCTTACCATCCTCATAACGAGTCGAAAGAGTTTCTGCAAGCTGCACAGAGAATCCGACGATGGCACCCGGCCACACCTTATTAACTGTCGTGGACTGAACACCACAACGAAGATTTTTTAGAAGAATTCTTTGGCACCATTTTTGCTGTGTGACTGTCATGTCCGTAAAAAGGTTGACAACAAGATCCTTTGCGGCATTGCCTGTCACGGCTCGCGTGGACAACTTTTCATAGATATCCTCAAGAAAATGTTCTAGAACGAGGTCGTCGTCGCCGCCGATTCCTTCGGCCTGGGGCATCTTGAACTTGTTGACGTAATAGTTGACATAAGGATCGCCGGCACCGACGAAGATTCTCTTAAGAAGCTCGTTGTCGCTGTGGATTTCGAGAAGTTCTTCCTTAAAGAGACGAGAGTTGTTTGATTCAAGCTGCTCCAAAATATCAATGATGGATGGCATAGGAAAATTATACCATGGTCATGAAAAATTTGCACCAAAATCAATCCCAATAATCTTTTTTGAATTCTAATTTCATTTCTTCAACGATCGAAGCAATTTTATCAATTGCTTCTTTGACGACAGGACCATCGTAGCTTGGATCATTCAATTTAATCTCTTTGATCGATTTAACGATATCGTTCAAAACGCCAACATTATGTATCGTCTTCATCGCTCGTTTTCGTTTCTCTTGGGTCCACGTCTCTTGCTTTTTTTGCGAATCTTGGATTCTATCAGAATGTACAGAAGAAATCTCAGATTTTGATTGTTCAATATCGTAAACAACAACTCTCTTCATTTTTATTTTTCTCCTTGTTGTCAAGTTAATTTGCGTCAGGAGTTTGTTACTGCTTTCTAATTTGTTTTCGTTGTTTTTTTGTCAAAGCACCAACGGGCGTTGATGATGCTTCTTTTAAGACGACAGACTCATCTTCATCAGTGATAGAAATTTGAGGATGCAAATCCTCAAACGTATCTTCATCAGTTTCAGGTTCGCCTGTCGATTCATTCAAAACAACAGGAGGAGGTATAACGACGACCCCTGCCGCAGGATTAGATACATACTTCTCGACGCATAGTGAGAAAGATTCTTGATTAGGAGTTAAAACCCCCAAACGTTTGCAGAGCGTATCTAGACCTTCATACGTTGTAATTCCTCTATTATTAATAAATTGATTTAAATTCGTCTTTCTCTTTCGCAGTAAATCTTCTAATCTAATTTGCGATTTCTTTTGATGCTTTGTCGCTTTCATTTCTCAACACTTTCTTGAATATTCGATATCTTGAAGAAGCTCTGCAATTCCACTCTGGAACATCGGCGAGCGAGCAACATCATCCAATTTTTCATCGGACATATTGATACCATATTGATCAGCAATTGCTTCGGCAAATTTTTTCATCACCCTAAGCACATAATTCCTTGCAGAAGAATGATTCATTGTATATCCAATCTCCGTCATTGTATCGGCAATATCACGATAATTTACACCATCGTCGACGGTCGCGTACCCTGATTCAAACTTTTTTCCTTTTTTCATCATTTCAATCATCTCCTTCCTGCTTTACCAATCTGATAAACGGCCTAGACATCCGAGGCGAAAATTGAGAAGTTTGAATTTCTCTAAGCCTCGTATTCAAGTCATTTTCAATTTGAGCCATCTGTTGTTGAAAAACATCAACAGACGATTCTTCTTCATTCATCTCGACAAGAATTCTTTTCAATGAAAGGTATTGCAAAAAATTAATGATAATTTGCGCAACCAATACACATAAAAGAATTTCTAAAGTCATTTTAGTCCTTGTCCTGATGCAATTAGGCTAGCATCTTCAGGGGTAATCTCGTATCGAGGATCTTCTAAAACATCATTGACAAGACCAAAACGAAGTCGTAAGATTGCGGCTTCTTTCGGATTCAACTGTTCCAGTACTGTTCTAGCAACGAACATCAATTGTTGCGAAGAGATCATGTCTAAAGGAGAAATGTATCTGTCATCAACAAGCTTGTCTTCTAGCGTATCTGAACCTGGCTCTGATGATAAAGGTTGATCAAGAGACAGGACTTTTCTTCCTGAAAAGTTCGTTGCGTTAAAAACAGCGTCCGACGTTCCCGTCATCTCCTTTAATTCCTTATCCGTCGGATCACACCCCGTCATTTGGCGATACTCTTCTGCAGCAGCAGCCATTTTTTTCTGCGCTGTGACTGCATGTGCAGACATACGAATGATCCGCTTCCGCTTAAGGATATACTGCCCAATCGCTTGCTTCACCCACCATGTTGCATAGGTTGAAAATCGAAATCCCTTCGTCCAATCAAACTTTTCAATCGATTTCATCAATCCAAGATTACCTTCTTGGATCAAGTCTTCCAAAGGAATATTGTATCCCTTGTACTGTTTCGAAATGTAAACGACCAATCGAAGGTTTGATTCAATAAGCTTCTTCTTCGCTTTTAAAGCAATGCTTCCTCCTTTTTCATACTTCTTGAACAACTCGACCATCTCTTCATGAGATAGCTGCGGATACTTCTTTAGTAAACTTAAATAGCTTGCAATTCCGTTGCGATCTTCGTCCAAAACCAGCTGCTTTTTCAGCTTTGGTTTCTTCTGCTGCAGCTGTTGTTCTGTTAACTCCATTTCAATCGGCCTCCGCAGGAGGAAGCTTGCTCAACCATTCTTCATGAGCCGCTCGGCGAGATGATCGAAGCTGCATCTCTTGTTGAACATAACACATCTCAATCTCCCATGGATATGGGTTCAGATTCATACGACTTACCTTTGTGATTGAATCATCGAGTGATCGAACCATCCGATGCAAGTCATCGTCATCCACGGTAAAGAGCGCCTCACGGTCAAACTTGCGAGGATATGGAACAGGACTTTCGTCAACATATCCGCCATGCACTCCATGCATCTCTGAATCGTTCTTAATCATCTCAACATCGTTGCTCTTGTTCTTCTTGTTTTTCTTCTTACCCATATGTTTTGCCTTTCGGCCTCCTTTTATAATTTATAAAATACCTTGTTTGCTTTGCACGACAAATAAAAATAAAACTCACAAAGGAATATCAAATTTTTTTGACATGTCGAACACTGCGATGTTCTTCTGCTTTGCTTCAACTTCGACGTCGATTGATCGAGAACGCAACAACTTTAGCTGGCATTCTGGAACGTAATGGATCATATTGCTATGCTTTCTTCGATCCACGAAGTTACCATTTGCAAGATGAGGCTCGGTGTTGCTGACATGTTGCAACGGAAGAACACCTGTTGGCCATGTTTCCATCGTGGCATACATGGCTTCCTCCATAGACAAAGAATCTTCATTAAATACGTGATGATGCGTATCAAAAACGACAGGTACGCCCGTCGATCGATGAACGCCAAGAAGATCAATGACAGAATACGCTGTTTCATCATTTTCAAGCGTCAATCGACAACGAATATTATCAGGAAGAGCATCAATGCGCCTGACAAGCTGCTCTGAACGATCAGATTTTCCACCGTGAATATTGATGGCATATCGTGGACTCTTGTCCAGACCCATCAGATCAAACATCCACGTATGAATCTCAAGCTCAGTGATCGCTTTCTGTACAACAGATTCTGAATCCGATGACAACACACAGAACTGTCCAGGGTGCGTCGTCACACGAAGATTGTTTTCTTTTACAAGCTTGCCTGCAAGGGCAAGAGCTCGAGCGAGATTTTCGTTTCCACGCCACAGAGCAGGATCAACTTGGTCGGCCAAAGGAAACATTGCAGAAGAAATCCTGAACAATGAAATTCCGGCCTTGACGATACGAGGCAACATCAAATTCAATGCAGAAACATTGTGTTCGTATGCTGCAGCAATCTGCTCGGAAGTGTATTTTCCTGTTCGATACCTTCCAAGTTGTAGAGTCCGCTCATCCATTGCATTGTATTGCTCAGTACGACCCGTCCTTTGAATTTTACGTTCATCAAGCCAGTGACAACAAATACCTAATGACATGATCTATACCATACAACCAAAGATGAATGCTTTGCACTACGGTGAAAATTTATTTCACGTCATCCAACTTTTACCGCAACAATTTCTACATCCGGTAGGTCTTGCCTCAATGCTCGAACTGCCATGATGTTCTTTACAGAGTCATCGTAAAAGTAAACGCGCTTTATCCTTCGAGACAAAACTTCATCTTTAATCACATCTGCTTTCGCCTGAGGATTGCTAGATCCAACAGCAAAGATGCGAATGTCAGGAATTCCTTGACTATTCAAAAACTCTTTTATAGGAACAGGGTTTCCACGAGCAGTCAAAATAAAAACATTCTTAACGCCAACATCGCGGATCGCCATCTTCAATTTCAATAACGTGTTGTTCATAGGTTGAGGATCGATTAATCCTTCAAAATCAGAAAAATCAAAAGAATCACCAGAATCAGGAGTATAGAGCGCATACTGACGTGGTGATAAAGAAAATTCTTCACCGTCACCAGACGTGACATGAATCATGGATCCTGTCTTCACCAGCGTGTCGTCAAAGTCAAAGACATGTATCTCGCTAGATTTAACCGCAGATTCTGAAATCAACTTCTTCTTCCTCATTTTTAACATATCGCTTATTTTACCGAAGGTACACACCCGGCAGTCAAAGATATCTCTTTAGATGAAGACTTTATTGATTTACATGTCTCGGGACACAGCGCGATAAAGCTTCCAACTTCGTCGACGTAATATTCATCAGAAGCACCGGTGCAAGAATTCTCATCTTTCACAAGGGTAAGATAATTTGCGTTTGAACCTATCTTGTCAACCTTCAACTTTGCTGTAGAAATGTCAATGGGGCCCTCATCACCTGACGTAGGAATCTCTATCGTACAAATCGAAGACGTGATAGAATCAATAGAGTCTGCAATCTTTTGAAACACGACGTCAAACTTATCTGCTTGACACACAGGAAAACGTAATCCTCCTGTGAGCTTGCTCAAAGATTGATACCCATGACCCGCTGCCACGGCTGTCGAACAAATATTGCTAACAATCTCTTCTTCAGGAAAGAAAGGATCTTCAGGCTTACCATTTGGATCTATCTTTTCTCCAAAGTCTTCATCCACTGCGTCAGGCTTCTCCATCATCCCAACGATGCTGTAAAAAACATAGTTCCTGTTTTCAGGGGTTCCAAATTGTTCAGGAGCAACCTTCGTCAATAACTTATCAAACTCAATTGCAAATATCTGACCCCCAAGCGCAGACTGAAAATCATTCAATATCTTCTTCTTCTCAGGCTTGTCTGCGTCAGGATACCACCAACACGCAGGAGAATCGTCTGTAACCTCTACGAAAACTTTAAACGCAGAAGGACGAAGCCACTTAATCCACCCATCAGGAGCAAGACCGAACATATCTGGTCGATAGTTTTTAGAGAACAAAGTATCTAATATGACACAAGGAGAATCATTGCTCTGAACATCATAGCTATAATGATAGAACTTCCCGGGATTATTTCCAGGAGGCGACGATCCTATATTAGCACACCCTCCAACAGGAATTGTACTTAAAGGAGCTTCAAAACATGCGGTCACATTCCATGATTCAGAAGCTCCATGCTTTACGATCATGATGACTCGATAATCAAGACCTGCCTGACTCATCACTTTCGCAAAGTGATCATTAATGTTCTTCGTGATTGAAAATATCTCTTCACTCATCGAACCTGAATTATCGATCACAAAAATAACGTCAACAGGTCGTGCAGAAGATACCTTAGACGCAACTGACTCGACACATGCTTTGTCGTCTTGCGCGGATACGTCGTGTAGATTCGTCTCTAAATCATCTGCGTCCAAAAGCGAGGCTGCAGCGGCACATGATCCCAATACAGCCGCTAGCGCTATACCAACCAAGCCGCCTCTTCCAATTCTATAGGACGTTTTATTCATATACCTTTCAATAAGTATATCGTAGAAGAAATTATCAAAAAATCTTGCGCAAATGCCCGATCCACGCAACACCAACCCTACCGCGAGTCGTCAATACACGCACTGAACCATCTCGAAAAGGTTTGCCCAAAACAAGAACGACGTCTTTAAAAAAGACAAAATCAACCTGAGTATACGCTGGATCATTCGATGCGAATGAATCATACACGTTGTTCCAAACAGGAATAGCCTCGACATCGCCAGGAAGCTTTGTCTCATCCAACATAACCAAATCGCCAGGCCTGATGATCGGCTGATCTTTCATCGATAATTCGATGGATAAATATGTAGCACAATTTATCTAGAATTTTTATTGACCAATGCTTCATACGCAGAGGTCAATATGTGGTCATGCAACCGCGGAACCAAGATCGATCTCTCTAATAGAGATATCGTATCCATCCGGGGTTCGGTTCCGGCTGCGGCAAGCGCAGCTGCCTCACCCCTTATCACTCCAACAACCTTGTTCGCATCAACAACTGTGCCATCATCCAATCGTGCTCCTCGAGCCACCCACTGCCACACAAGCGCTCGGCTGATCTCTGCCGTCGCTGCATCCTCCATCTTTCCATTCATCGAAACGCATCCGTTTCCACCCAACCATGCATCGATGTACACCATTGCAGACCGTACGGCCTCTCGCAGACCGGCCTCGGTTCGTGAACCCGGCATCGGCTCAAGAATTGTGTCAAGATTCAATCCACCCCCGGCCGGAACGTTCCACCTCTGCTCCAATGCACCATCGAGCTCGCGATAAAACACGTCCATCGCGACCGGCACCAGGTCCGGATGTGCGACCCATGTTCCATCATGACCGGCTGCCACCTCACGGATCTTGTCTCGCCGCACGGCATCGACGGCGGCCTGCCTCGCAACAGGATCCTTCCGGCTAGGAACTTGAGCTGCCATTCCACCGATGGCATGAGCACCACGTCGATGAGCCACCGCAATGACCCAACGCGCATACTCTGCCAAGGCAGGTGAATCCATCGTCATTTGGGCTCGATCCGGCAACACATAGTCGGAATCATCATGCATGCTGCGTATCAAAGACAAGACATAATCCCATCGACCGACGTTCAATCCTGTGATTCGATCGCGGAGGGCCCAAAGGATGTTCTCAGCGCGGATTAATCCTGGAACTGTCTCAATCAGCACGGTCACACGAACCGAAAACTCTGGAATCCCAAGAACGTCTTCCACCCAAGCCAATGCTCTATGCCAAAAACGAGCCTCAAACTCCGTCTCAAACTTTGGTAGGTAGAGATACGGGCCCGTACCACGCTCTAATAATTCCCTTGCATTCCACCACAGGAATAATCCGGCATCGACCAGGCTGGAAGGTGCTGGTGTTTCATCGACGAGCCAGTTACGCTCGAACATATGAAAGCCCCGCGGTCTGTAATGAAGCACCGCAGGATTGCGACAAATCTCATGCCGCACGCCGTTGCAATCGACTCGCAGGTTTCTTCTGCTGATTCCGGTCAATGTCGACTGCGTCTTTAACGTGTTATGCCATGTAGGAGACAGCGAATCCTCACCATCGACCATATATCCTGATGCTCCACTGTTCAAGGCAGTGATTGCCATCTTCGGATCGACGGCAGGGCCTGTGATCTCAACTCGACGATCGATCAGGTCCGACGGCACCGCTCGAATCTTCCATGCGTGGTTCTCTGCCACCAATGCGGTCGGTATCTCTATGACTGCACCAAGGCCGCGACGGTCTCGCCTCATCTCATCTCTTGCGGCCAGGACGGCAGCATGGTCAGACCTGAAACTTCGAACAAAATCGTCGACAAACTTTGTCGACCACGGGTCTATGACGTTGTTGTATGGAATCATTGCTTCGAATATATAACAATCGATCTTGGGTTTAAACCCTAATATGACTACTTTTCTTCATGATCGATTCGCCACCAACGGCCTTCAGGCTTCACATACGGACAATGCCTGCACCCGGTGTTGCAACAATATCCTCGACGTAACAGAAAGTCTCCTGTCAAGACGACTCGCCCGGTCTCTGGATCTATGTAATAATCTTCGCTCTTCAGGATCACACAGATACATATGACTCCTGTCAAAAGAGAAGGACCGTTTCGATGCCAAAAATTTCCCGAGATTCTCGAGAGCCAACAGCGGTTTAGGAAACAGCGACGCTCCCAGGATCAATGCCATCGTCACCTCACGGCCCAGAATCAGGAGGAATCTCTATTGAATCATCCGAAAGCGCAGGCTCGGTGGCGGCAGATTCATCTGCCTCAAGCATGATCTTAAAACGTCACATTGCACGACCGATCTCAAATCTTACGGCACGACGAACCTCGTCTCGAATCAACCTCTTGATGTTGTGTTGAACACAACAATTTGTGCAAGTTCTATGAACACGAACGGGATATCCCATTCGTTTAAACGAGCTTAAACTCATCAGGTTCCTAACGAACCACCCTTCGTCGTATGGCTCGAACCTCGCACCGGGTGGCCTGTACGAGTGTCAATCACCTGGATGCTGCCACGACCATACACTGCGTCTTGCATGCTAGTCACGTTTTGCGTCTTGAAAACGCCTTCTAATGCTTCATAGGCATTATACTTTTCTTCAACTTGGTCTGCTGTCAATGACTTGTTTTCAAAGTATGTCGACAACAAATCAGGTAGCGCTCCCGGATACACTTCTCTTACGCTAAAAAAGAATTCATCATAATTTCGAGCTTCTGCTTTTAACTCATCGATACCTGGAACTTTGGAAACAAGAAATTTCCAAAGGCGGACGTATTGTTTTCCTTCCAAAAACTTGGCGTAATCAGCCTCTGAATCGACGGCCTCGCTCAACATTCTCCTAACTTCTTCATTGATAATCTTGCGCAGTTGGTTCACTGTGATCTTCATGTTAGAGTGCTCCCTCAATGTCATTAAATATTTCGATTAAATCTTTTTTGTTTCTATGCCAAAAAATTTCCCGAGATTCTCGAGAGGACAGTTAAAAGAAACATGCACGGTCGCTCAGGAAATGCGGTCGATTTGACTCAGAAAATTCTCGAGTCGCGTGAGAGACCTTAGCGCCCCCAGGTGCCCCAGAAAGCCCCACATAAGTTGTCCCTAAGGGGGGCCGGCCCCGGCCTGTTTTAAGGGGCCCGAAAGGGGGGCCCTTTAGGGGCCATTTTGAGGCCTTGTAATGGGGGGCCCGTGCTAGGCCTTAGATTTGTTGCATCGGGCGCCGCGGCTGGGCCTGATGCGTTCCGTGTCCCTGTCGAGGTTGAGTACCCCGTGTTCGGTGTCGCTTATCGTGTAGACGACGCGGATTACCCCTGCAGAGCGTAGTTTTTTTTGGCAGGTGTGGCAGGGTCGAGCCAGCGCCAGTGATCCGTCATGGCGGATGCGAGCGACCCAGACCGTGGCGTCAGGGGTGAGTTTGTTGCATAGTCGTGCCTCTGCATGGACCTCTGGGCATGGGAATGGTGATGGTCCGTTCGTGGAGGAGACGAGTGCGCCGTCGTTGCGGACGCCCACGGCGCCGAGGCGGAAAGATCTGCGGTCGTCTTTTCTTAGGGCAGTGCCTGCTGCCATCGATAGCATGGCGTCGTCGGAGAAGGAGGGCATAGCGTTATGGTGAGAGTTCTTCGACGGCAGCATTGCCGGTAATGGAGAGGATGATGCCGACAGGAATGGCAGTGATCCAGAAGGTTGTTTTCCATGTGTCGAAGGATAGTTCGCAGAAGCCTGTCATGCAGCCGATGGCCCATAGCCAGGTGCAGCACCACAGGGTCCAGACCGGGAAGGCGATGGCAGCGAAGGCCAGTCGAGCCAGTTTGGGGAAGAACATGACGACGGCGAGCGAGAGGGCTAGCGCCCAGACGCCTTCTGTGAGGAAGAAGAAGCCGCCGATGAGGAGCCAAGCGATCATGTTGTGGTTGTCTCCGCGTTGGATGTTGCGTGATCAGGCGTAGAAGAGAGAGATGGAGAGAAGTGCAAAGCCGAGGAGGGGGTGATCCTTGTGTGCCGACGTAGATTGCGCTAGCGCCGAGAATGACCTTGAAGATGGTAAGGGATTCCTACCGAGACCGGTCTCGGGGCCAAGAATAACCGTATCGCCAGGCTTGATGTTCTGCATTGTTTGATCCTATAACGCTTGAAGATAACTTTGCACTGGGTGGGGAACTTTTTCTTTTTTCCTCACCACCGTTCCTCGACCCAGAACCATTATAACTTTTCTGCAATGAACTTTGCACGGCTTGCAAAAAGTTTTTTCTTTTTCTGTGCAAAGTTCTTGCCGGGTATGGTAATGTTGTTTCATGAATGAATGGTCATTAGCAAACGCAGACTTCCAAAAGGCACTTGTTGTGGTGACGTTGATCGTTGCAACTTTTTTGATTATCTTTTATTGAAGTATGGTATAATGCCGGTATGACCGTGAAGATTAAGTTCAAGATGTTGTCGCAGGACGAGTTTGATGCTCGTTATCCTGCGGTTCCAGAACCTGATGCTTCTGGCCCTCGATTCACAGGTGAAGTTCGAGTCCCTGGTATTGGCAGGTGGGTACCTGCATCGGTCTTCAAGGGAGTTCCAGACATGTACTTCCATGGGGACGAGTGGATCAAGTTCGAGAAGAAGACTGAGTTCTCGAAAGTCGTTTGACGTGAAGTATCAAGATCTTGTAAAGAAGATCAATCGATTCGACGATCGTATAGGAAAAGACATTCTACCTGTCATCACAGGATTGGCATTATCCTTTAATACGTTCGGGATCTTTGCATACGTCACGAACCTAGAGAGATTAAACGAGAAAAAAAACCAGATTGAGAGTGTAAAGTTCGAAGAAGATAGGTTAGAGTTAGATCATCAACGCGACATTGATCGCAAAACCACGGAAAAGGAAAAGGAAACACAATATGGATACCAACAACGCCCAGACTATCGACACGAAGTTCTCAGCCATCGACAAGGCTCTGGCGGCTGCGAAGGCCCGGAAAGCGGCCAGGGAGGGTCTGCAAATGGATGGTGCGGCACCGGCGGAGCAGCAGGTACGAATCAAGCAGACAGATGAGGAGAAGGCTCATAAGTCAGCAGAGCGGGCTGCACAACAGGCAGAGCTCAAGGCGCAACGCACGGCCCGCAAGGCAGCCAAGGCTGCAGAGAAGTCAACAGGAAAGCCGGCTCACATGAAGAAGATTGAGCGTGCCGCAGGCGCGCTTCCTAAGTTGACTGAGCAGACGCAGCTTCTCTTTAACGAGGCCACCGCGAACTTCAGCGCAGGTCAGCTAACGGCCTTGGCGCTACACTTTCAGCACTTCAACCGTGTCAAGGCAACAGAGCGTGCCCTTGGTCAGAAGATTGAATCTGGTCAGCAGGTTCGAATCATCGGTGGAGATCCGAAGTTCGTTGGTCAGGTCGGCACTGTCACCAAGGCGCAGCGGATTCGTTGTTATGTCCAGGTACCTGGATTCAAGCGTGAGGCTTACTGCTTCACTAGCGACGTAGAGATTGTGGCGGCATCATCCCAGGCTACGGGTACTGACGGCTGATCCATACATAGATAACCGGCAGGTGCGATGACTTCAATCCTGCTGGACCAGTGCAAAGTTCCACACTGAATAGTGTATATTAAAACAATGAAGATTATCAGTCCTCAGGTGCAGATCCGACAGTTTGTCGAGTCTATGTATCCTGGTCGAATCATCGAGGTTAGTGGGGAACGTCCTGCGTCGAGAGGCGGCAAGAAGCGTCCTTACACGGCACGCCTTGTCATCGATGGCAAGGTGGTCGCCACAGCCCAGGAACGTAATTGTCGAACAGCCTATAAGACCCTTCAGATCAACATCAGCAAAGGAAACATACTATGACGAACGAACAAAAGGTTTCTGTGTATAACAGGTTGAATGGAACCATGGCAGTCGTTGATGAATTGATTCGTTTGTACCAGCCTACGCCTGAAGTTCTCAGCGAACTCCTGATGGCTTATCAGGCATTGAAGATGGCCCAGAACAATCTTGGATGGGATCCTTCTCCGAATAATACAAAGTAGTTTTAAAGCGTGCTAGAATAGATAAGTCAAAGGAAACACAACATGACCACGATGCAAGTACGAACATTTCTCAAGGTTGCTCCCCTACTTCCGTGTGAGACGTCTGTTCTTCTGCGCGGGGCTCACGGCATCGGCAAGTCCCAGGTCGTCCGCCGCGTCGCAGGTCTTATTGCCTCAAATGAGTCTATTCGAGACTTCGAAGTTATCGATCGTCGCCTCTCGCAGATGTCAGAAGGTGACATGATTGGTCTTCCTTCAACGGATGGCGAGGTTACTCGATTCAATCCACCTGAGTGGTATAAGCAGGCATGCGTTAAGCCTGTGTGTCTCTTCCTCGATGAGCTGAACCGTGCCACCCCTGAGGTCATGCAGGCAGCATTCCAGGTCGTTCTGGATCGCGAGCTGAATGGATGGAAGCTTCATCCCCAGACTCGTGTGTTCGCTGCGGTGAACACCGGTGGATCCTATACCGTCAATGAGATGGACCCCGCACTTCTTGATCGATTTTGGGCAGTTGACCTGACGCCAGACACACAGGACTGGGTGACTTGGGCCAAGGAGTCTGGTCGAGTTCATGAGAACGTCATTACTTTCCTTGCTGGAAACGACAAGTGGTTGGATCCTCCTAAGTCTGGTGATTCTGGCGCTATTAGCCCTTCACGGCGCAGCTGGGAACGTCTAAGCAATGCTTTGTGTTTGGCAGGTGTTGCAGAGCAGCCAGACAATTCTCTCTTCTATCCTCTGTGTCTTGGATATGTTGGCACGGAAGCGACGATTGCCTTCCACGATTATGTGAAGACGATTGAGGCTCAGGTCACTGGTGAGGAGATCCTTAACGAGTATCCAAAGGTCAAGTCGAAGATTGCTCGGCTTGGACAAGAGAAGCTCAATATTGCAATCGAGAAGTTGGCAGATTACATCACAAAGAACATCATCACCGTGAATGGTGAGCAGGGACAGAACCTGAAGGATTTCATGGAATATCTGCCGGCCGAGCTACGGATTGCTGCATGGTCCAAGTTTACGGCGCATGGTGTCGAGAAGCTTGAGTTGACCAAGAGCATCCATAAGTGGTGTGTCGAATCGATCCTTGAGGCCTTGAGCGTTCCAAAGCAAGACCTTGATAAGGTCACTGCAACAATCAAGACTGCAAAGGTGAGTAAGAAGAAGTAAGGTAGGCCATGGCCGGGTTCGATCCTCAGGTGCGAGAGAACAAAGCCTGGTCCAAGTTTGCTCAGGTGACGAAGCATCTGTCACCTGAGCAACGCACCGTTCATGCAGAGAAACTTTCCAAAGAGATCGCCGCGATCAATGGGCTGAAGGTCGTCATTGAGTGGTGTAACTTTAAGAGGATCGAGGTGTTGTTCACCAATAGAAAGTGTGGTGGAGGATACGTCGGAGAGAACAAGACCATATACGTCAATTCTAAGCAATCGCTGGAAAAGCAATTGTTCGTATTGCTGCATGAGTGTGGGCATCTTTTGATCGATAACAATGCTGACAACGCTGAATTTCGCTTCAAGTATGGGTACCCAGCTTCTGATCCCAACGTAAAGAGAAAGTTTGTTCATCGATGCACGGTCATTGAAGAAGAGTTTGAAGCTTGGCACAGGGGCAGAAAACTTGCAACGAAGCTTGGAATCGAAATTGATGATGAGAAGTTTTCCATCACCAAAGCGTACATGCTCAAGTCGTACATGAAGTGGGCTTTAGGCGATCCTCGTTTTCAAGGGGATGGCCTACAATAATTCTTTTAAAAAAGAATGTTGAAACACACGATTCAATTAAAAAGAATTATTATGATGCATAGATATGATCATGAGCCGCAAGCGCAAGTGGAAAAGCTTGAAGCACAAGGTCGAGCATCTTCGTCTAGAGATTGAAGATCGAAACGAGGTCTTGCAATCCACAGAGTCTGACTTTTTAAAAGCTCTTTCTGAATTGACGGATGGATCTTCCGTCCCTAATGAAGAGCCTCCGCTCGCAGGTCCGAACGTTGTCACGGTCGGCGGGGACCGACAAGATCATGATGTTGCTCCTGCCCCGAAGGGTGATCCATTACCTGATGACATCAAGAAGATCTGGAAAACAATTGCTAGCTTAACCCATCCAGATCGTACAGGAAACAATCCTGAAAAGACGAAGCTATACCTAGCAGCCAGCAGGGCCGTTGAAACCGGTGCCGTGGATGAAATCATTCAGATCGCGTTGGAATTAAACATAGACATTCCAGAAGCGTCCGACGCCGCAGTGGCAAAGCTAGAGTCTTTGGCAAAAGATCTTCAGAAACAATTGTTTGAAACAGAAAACTCTGTGTTGTGGCAATGGGGTAATGCTCCACCGGACATACGAGAAAAGATTCTTAACGCGTACATCACTGCAAAAAAGTTGAAGAGAAAAACGCCTCAAGTGTAAAGTCAACTAAAAACATGTTATGATATAATCATTCCGATGGCGTTGAAGAAAAAGATCACATGGAGTGTAGGTCAAACTCCAACTCCAAAGAGGATGCCGGCTCTTCCGCCTTATTCGCCCGAACCAGCAATCGCAGATGAAGAGTTAAAGTCTGCTTGGTCACAGGCATACATCGGGCAAATGTGCCAGATCATCAATCCGATGTTTGCTCGTAAAGGTGGTGGTGAAGCATACCCTATGCCGGTTATGTTTTCAGGACATGGATGGTATATTGATGACACCAAGGTCGAGGCAGGACAACCTGTCATATACATCGGTCGGACGAGCGTAAACTGTCTTGGAACAAAAGGCAAGATCATTTCAAAACCTTATGTGACGATCTTTTATCACGGAATCAAGTATCTAGTATCGAATCCGAACGATTTGAAACCGATTGAATAGGAAAAGACCATGGACGCAAAAGAACAAGATAAAAACGAGAAGCTGGTTCTTGTAGCACCTCGCAGGATTTTTGATGATTCTCCAGGCGAGAAGGTTCTTCAAGTAAAGCTTTCAGACTCATGGGTTGAGGTTACAGACAACATCTTTCGTTCCTGGACGGGTGATCGTCGAATCAACGGTGAAGACTTTCATGGACCGGTTTACAACTTCAAGGATGAGTTGGACAAGGTTTATACTGGATTTCGTTCATGCGGTTGTAAGATCTGTCAAGAAAACGTTGACCCTGTTTTCAAAATGAATTAATGTTGTGTAAAACCTCTCCTCGAAGGTATAGGATACAACTATGGCAAACACAAATCGAACACTAGGTAAGCTTTACACGGCATTCATCGTTCGCGATGCAAACAGCCGCCGATTCCTCAACACCCGTACCTATTCAGGTCGTACCCGAGGAATTTGGGACACAATCGATAACTCGGAGATCTTTTATACCCGTGAACAGGCACAATCATGTGCCAGTAACATCAATGCGCGTCGTCCAGACGATTCAGCATACTTTGCGCAGGTACGAGAGATCAAGGTCCGTGGTCGCGGCCGCTCAGTAAAGTGAACTTGGAGCCCAGCCGGGGAGGCTGATATCCCCGGCACCAATGCCCCTGTGATGGAAAGGTAGACATCGGAGATTTAAAATCTCTTGCTTTCGGGCGTGCTGGTTCGAGTCCGGCTAGGGGTACAAAATATTCTTTGACAACTTGGAGCTCTTGTTTCGCGCCGCTCTGGCGGAACTGGCAGACGCAGGGGATTCAAAATCCCCCGCCTTCGGGTGTGTGGGTTCGACTCCCACGGGCGGCACTAAATAGCATAAAGGATAAAGTAGGTGTATTTGGAATTGAAGTTAATGGAGAACAACATTATAATCGTGACGGTTCTTTAAAAAAATACTATCAAGAACGTCATGACCTCATCGAATCTAAAGGTTGGAAATTATTTGAACTTCATTATGCTGAATGTGCTAATGATAGCATAATTGACAAAATAAAGAGTCTTTTATAAATTTTGCCTCGAGGGTCGGATGCCCAGCAGAGTCTTCTAAACTCAGCGTGCTACGTTCAACTCGTAGTCGAGGCGCAAAGCAGAATACATTTCGATCTTTGATAATACAATAGAAAGATTGACAATATAATTTTGCGGGTGTCGCCTAGTGGTATGGCAGGAGGTTTCCAACCTCCCGCGAAAGCATCGTCGGTTCGAGTCCGTCCACCCGCTCTAACTATTTGATATAGTTAAGGAAATGTGTCCGAGAGGCCGATGGAACTTGATTGGAAATCAAGTGTACTTTCACAGGTACCGAAGGTTCGAATCCTTCCATTTCCGCGCATGTATTTAAGTTTTTTTTATGTTTAGAGAACCTGAAAAGCAAGGAATATTTCTACCTCCCATTGAGATTCATGAGCATCCTCAAAAGGGATACATTTGTATTGCTGCGAAAGATATTCCAGCAAAAACTCTTATTGAAAGATGCCCTACGATAAAGTTTTCTTCTGATGCGTTAGACGAATTATATCGCGCAAATGAAGGTAGAACAATCATTCATGATTATAACTTTGTTCGTAAGGAAAAGGGGTATTCATATTTTGCGATGGGATATGGAGGAATCTATAGTCATTCTGAGAATCCAAATGCAAGATGGGTGATAACCCAACACAGTAATGGAAGAGCTACACTAGATGTTCGATCGATAAAAGACATTAAGGTTGGAGAAGAAATAACACACAGGTATGTTAACGCGAGGGTATCAGATTTGTTATGGTTTGATCCAGTAGAATAAATTTTTGGGGGTGTAGTATAATGGCAATACACCAGACTTTGAATCTGTTTCATGTAGGTTCGAATCCTGCCACCCCAACAAAGTTAATTTTGGCCCTATCGACCACGTCAGCTAAGTCGCCGCCCTTTCAAGGCGGAAAACTGGGGGCAGCACCCAGTAGGGTCGCCA